TCTGGCAGTTCATCAACTGGGGCGCCGTCAAACGTCCAATCTATCACTTAGTAATCTTCGTCTTCTGGTTCATCAAACAATTCGTCCTGTTCTTCCTTGTTCAACTTATCAGAACAAAAAGGACAATAGGATATATCATAACTCCATTCGTCCATATTGTGTGCTATACGAAAAACTGCATCACATCCATCACATAGGATTTCTTTTCTACTCATTGACATACCTGTCCTTTATTATAATTATGTGTCGTAGACATCATCCCACTTACCTGTCAATCCAGCAACCTCATATTCGGTTACTTTGTTTTCAAAGAAGTTGGTATGGTCTGCACCATTAAGTACCCACTCCAGCCAAGGCAGGGGATTCTCTTTTACTTTATAGTTACCTTTGAGTCCAAGTTGCAGAAGTCTTCTATCAGCAATATACCTGACATACTGTTTCACCTCTTTAGCATCCAATCCCTCAATGGGCCCAAGTTTATACGCCAAGTCGATAAACCTATCTTCTAGTTTAACTGCATCCCTAGCCATGTCATATATATGTCCTTTAAATTCGTCATCTATGATACGAGGGTGTTCTGCACAATATGCTTTAAATAGTTTTGCGTTACCTTCAACGTGAATAGATTCGTCACGAATACTCCACTCAACCACCTTACCCATACCTTTCATCTTACCAAATCGTTGGAAGTTCAATAACATTACGAATGATGCGAACAGGGCAACACCTTCATTGAATACTGACTTTGCAAGGCACAGTCCTAGGCCACGAACTGTATTAGGGTCGCTGGCCATCATAAAATCAATCTTGTCTGTCATCTCTGTATACTCAAGGAAAGCATGATACTCTGCATCAGACAATCCAAGCGTTTCATTAAGTAATGCATATGCACGTTGGTGTATACCTTCACGAGCTGCAAATGAACCAAGCATATTTCTTACTTCGTTGTTCTTAAACTTAGGAAGGAATTGGTCGTAGTAGTTCTGTCCTACTGCAACATCCGACTGTGTGAATAGTCTAAGGATGTTTGTAACGTATTCCTTCTCAACAGCATTAATCTTACCAGACTTCCAATCAGAAACATCTTCAGACAAGTCAAGTTCATCTTCAATCCAGTGAACCTTCTCATGCCTTGTTGTGATATCAACTGCCCACGGATAGTGGAATGGTTTGTAAGTTTCTGAGAACTCCATCAATCCACCACCCGTCTTTTTCACAAAGTTGTCTGCAATGGCAATAAACTGGTCGTATGTACCAATCAGTTTATCATCAATAAAGATTTGTGGTACAGAACGTGCGCCTGGAACTCTCTGGTAAAGTGCCAGACGTTCCTCTTCGGTGTCCATCCTAATTTCTGTATACTCATATCCATGTGAGTCGAACCAATATTTCGCCTTATCACAAAATGGACAATGTGACTTACTATAAATTTCTACTTTCATTTTTTATCCTTTAACCTTCACAAGCGACACATTCGGCCTGTGATTCCATTGTTTGTGTTTCAAAATCTTGTAATGCATCACGGGCAACCTTTAATGATACATTTTCTGCTTTTTGTGAACTTTCGGTTCTCAGGTAATACAGACCCTTAGTTCCTAACTTCCATGCAGCGAAGTGACTTCTATGCAACTCTTTCTTGTCTACTCCTGATGGGAAGAATAGGTTTAGTGATTGTCCTTGACAGAGATATTCTTGTCTATCTGCTGCCTGTTCCACTAACACCATCTGATCAATCTCAATTGCTGTTTTGAAAACATCTTTAATTCTTTGAGATAGGAAGTCCAGATGTTGGACTGAACCGCCATGGGTGATAATATCTGACCACACTTCGTCTTTGTTCTTACCAATCTTCTTTAGTTCTTCTTCTAAGTACGGGTTCTGTACCAAGTGTGAACCAGCCCGTGTACGATGCGTGTATGCATTCGCTTTTGACGGTTCAATAGAGGGCGAAGTCGAAACAATAATACTACTGTTTGCATTAGGAGCAATCGCCAGTAGATGTGCATTACGTCTACCAGTACCCCTCATATCGGGCGCCTCACCCTTCTCTGCACCTATACTTAGGGATTCTCTAACTGCATTGTCTTTGATGAACTGGAACACTTCACGATTCAATTCTCTCGCTTCTAGCGAATCAAAAGCAATTCTCTTCTTATGTAAAAGTGAATGCCAACCCATTGCGCCTAGTCCAAGACTACGTTCTTGAGTTGCAGAATATCTTGCACGACTAATCTCATCACCAGCATTGTCAATAAAGAATTGTAATACGTTGTCTAAGAAACGAATGAGGTCAGCAACAATGTTTGTATCTTTCCATTCATCATACTTCTCTAAGTTAAGAGAGGAGAGACAACATACTGCTGTTCTATCTTCTGACGTAGGTAGATGGATTTCATTACATAGATTGGAACCATGAATCTTCAATCCCTTCGCCCTCATCGTATGTGGTAATGCACGATTAGCAGTATCAATGAAGTTTAGGTATGGTTCACCAGTACGGTAGCGCACTTCCAAAATCTGTTGCCATAAAGTTCTTGCAGGCATACTTTCACGAACAGCATCTTCGTGTGGGTCTTTAAAGTCCCATGTTTCATTACGTTCTACTGCCCGCATAAAATCATCTGTAATATTAATCGCATGATGCAAATTTAAGTTCTTACGGTTAACGTCACCTGTAGGAACTCGCATGTTAAGGAACTCTATCAGGTCTGGGTGTGAGACATCCATATACGCTGCGTAAGAACCTTTACGGGTTTTGCCCTGTCGGTATGCAGTCATGTCTGCGTCTACAGTATGTAAAAATGGCATTGGGCCGGGCGATTTATCAGAGATTGCCCTGATATCACTCCAGTGACCCCCGACCCCACCACCTTTAACTGACAACCATCGTAGTTCAGCAGTGTGATCAATTAGTCCTTCAAGCGAATCTGGTACATAAGTTAAAAAGCACGATATAGGTAATGCTCTTGCTTTCTGGCCAGGCATGGGTGCATTCGATAAAACTGGAGATGCAAACATAAACCAGCCTTTGGACACAGCAGTGTAGACTCTCTGTGCAAGGTGTAAGTCTCCGTCACAATATGCAACTGATGCCCGAGCATATGCCTGTTGGGGTGATGATTCACTATCCAAACAATAATAATCTTTAAGAAGTTTGTACGCTTGTTCGCTTAAATCCTTGTCTCTATTTCTATCTATTTTAATACCGAGGTGGTCGAGACCATTGATTCCCTCAGTCTTTGGGAAGGGTAGTAAAACTTCTGCAAGACTATTCATTTTTTTGTTCTCCAATTATCTAATTATGTACGCTTCCATGAGTTGAAAACGCTGAGTGCTTTTAACCCCTGATGGGAGTTACTATGTATAATTCCTAAAACCTCAGCTGGTGGTTTGCCAGAGAGAATCATATCATTTATGTCTTTTTCTTCTATCGTACTGGGCCAAAGACAGACCTTGTATCCTTCGTCAATACACCGTTCAATTTGTTTACAAATCTCTAGATTTCTAGGTTCGTTGTCTGGTATAAGAACCGCTTTATCTTTGAACTGAGGCACACGCAAATCACTCTGTGCAACTGCAATAGAGTTCTCTAGAAACATACTATCGAATGGCCCTTCTGTAACATAAATGGTACGTTCAGGGTCAAGCTTATCCATCCCAAAGATTTTGGGATATTCTGTATCCAGAATGATTGTAATGTACTTCTGTTCTTCGTCACCAAATGATCTACCTTGGAAGGCGAATATTTGTCCGTTCTCCTTGCGAAATGGGATAATCATTCTAGGATGATCTTTATCCAGTACAGGGAACTTATTGTGGACTTGAGTATTGGCAAACTCATAAAACTTAGGACTAAAATATATATCATTCCAAGAATCTCTGGGCAGCGATCTTTCCTCTAAAAACGCTACAGCAGGATGTTTTTTTTCTAATTCTGCAAAAGTTTTTAAATCGCCCATGCGAGATTTGAATTTGGGTGTTGTGAAATCAAATACTGGTTTGGGTGTTTTGTATGCACCCTTGTAAGGAGTACCATTAGTACCCTCTTTGTATCGCTCCATGACATACTCTCTGTATAGATTTGAATCTACATACTCAATAAGTTTAGCGACAGTTGTACCCATAGCACAGTTGTGGCATTTAAAGAACAAATCATTCTTTGTTCTGTAAACAAAACCACGTGCTTTGGTTTTCTTTTTGCTGGAATCGCCACAGTACGGACAAGAGAAATTCCACAAGTAATCTTTCTTCTTGGAGAAATTTCTGAGCCGTGAGCCGATAAGGGAGACATACTTAGTATCAATGTAATTCATAGGACTATGATACACTAAAAACACTACGATGTCAAGAGGTTTACTACATAATAATAATAGGAAGAATTTCTGTTAGTGCGAAACCACACACAATAGAACCACCGATAATGACATAGCGCCACTTTTCAAGTACACCCACTCTAGTAGATAGTTCTTCACGCAGTTGCATGAACTGGTTAGTTTCTATACGATTATGGTCATTCATGGCCTCAACAAGACGGCGTTCCATCTCACCCATTTGGGCAGAGGTTTCTTTCGCATTTGTGGTTATCCGAGAATGTAAGTCTAGGACTGTTACCTTTAATTCGTTTTCTTGTTGTTCCAATTGGTCTTCCTGACGCATTAGTTTTTCCTCATGCACCGCCATGATGGTGTGCAATGATTGTGATACATCAGCAATCTTTTCGATTGCTGAATCTAGCCTGAGATGAATCTGCTTCATCTCAGTAACTTCCCTCTTCAGAAGTTCTAGTTCTGTATCTACACTTTTAGCTTTTGGCATTATTCGTTTCTTCTAAACTTTTAATACGGGTTTCTAATTCATCCATCTTCTTGGTGACAGCTGGATACTTCTTTCTCCATGCATCATCTGGTTGTTTTAACCACTTCCAATTGTATTTATCAACCAAGTAATCTACGAATTGGTCGAGTTTGCCGTAACACCAGATTCCCATGTGGGTATCCTTGAAATATGCAAGGAATGCTGCACCAAGTAATGCACCAAATATACTGGTATAAATCCAGAGTGTGTTATCAAAGATTTCCATCATAGTCCCTGCGTACAGTGGACGTAGTTTTCTACACTATGATCTTTGATACCGTCTAAGGCATCACTTCTCCAACCTCTCCACTTATCCTTAACCATCTGCCAGAATGTCAGTGTTCTTATATTACCATAAAAGTTGATGTATGTCAAGAGGCCGTGATGTTTATATCCCATTAAAAATAATGGCACCTTTGTCACAACATCATTGTTGTTCACAACTCTGTTATGAGGTGTTTGGATGTTCTTAACAAAACTCCGTGTACCAACACGAGGGGAACCAAATGTAGTCAACAGTTCTACGGGCGTCTTCTCTTCAAATCTTGAACATGCAATAGTTGCCATTGCAGCACCTAATGAATGTCCAGTGATGTAAAATTTCTTCTTAGAGTGTTTCTGTCTATGTTCATCAAGTGTGTCATACAACTTGTTCAGTTCAGTAACAAATCCTGAGTGTACTAAACCATGAGTCATAGAGAACCGAGGGATTGCATTCAAGTCTGCAAGAACATCAGATAGTTCATCTGGTTCTGTTCCCCTGAAACAAAGAATGTATTCTTCCTTATTCCATACTGCATGGCACTGTGCGCCATCCTTACTAAAATATTTATGGGTGTACCCCATCTCTCTGCACTTCGCTTTTGCAGTCTTACCATCTAGGTAGGCATTAGCCGCCAGTTTCGACATCAGATGTATCATCACTCTCTCCTTCGGTTGATACTGCACTTTCGTAGTAAAGTATTATTTGTGTTTGTTGTTCAATATAACGCCTTAACTCTGCAATGTTCAGTGATAAGTTTTCATAGTCCTTAACGGATATAGCAATATATGAATCTACTCCATTCTTCGCTTCGAATGCTGCAGTAAATTCTTCAAAATTTTGTGTGGGTGATACAACATATATAGTTATATCATTCAACTGGACTTTCTTGGGAAAGGGTACAGTAGGAATTTGTCTTTCAACAATCTCCGTTTGAATTATAATTTGTGGTTCTGGTCTTAGTGATGAGCAACTACTCAACAATAATGACAGCACCAGTAATAGACTCAAGGTCATCCCAAAGTTTATTTGTCGCATTCTGCATCCTCTTTTCAATTAGCCCTGGCTTCTTATTTGCCAAATGGGTCAGATTATGTTTATTAAGGGTTGATCTAAGTTCGTCCCCATATTTCTCTGACGTTTGTAAATCTAGTGCAAGTTGATTGGTCAATAAATTCAACCTAGCAGTGTCCTTACCCATTTGATTAATAGTCGCTTGGTTTGTTTCATTAGCAACTTCTAGTTTGGCATTGTTCTCACGCAAACTGGCAATTGTATTTTGGGTGGTGTCATAATAGTACTTAGCACCATATGCTGCACCACCCAATAAACCAACTACAATTAAAATTGCATATAGTCTAAACATTACTCAGACTTCCAGACTGTCCATGCTCCATATGCGATTGCAATACCAGCAGCAATCTTTGCAAGTGGTGCTACAAAAAGAATCATTAGTCCTAGTGCGATACATACGCCACCATCCCAAGATGTTCTTTCTGTCAGTCGTTTTTTAATCCATGTCCTCATACTTTTTCTCCTATGTTAAAAAGATAGTTTTTGGTCACTGGTTTTAAAGTCCTTCTTCCTCATTACAGTCTTTGCAATTAAGTCCAGTTCCTTACCATCCCACTTCAATACAAACGGCATATTTACATCCGTCTGCATATCGTTCAAGACTGCTTCGGCATCTGGGCCGAGTTTTGCAATCGTTTTACCGTGTGTCTTGCGAGACTGCTTGAACATGCGAATAAGTTCTGCCACGGTAATTTGCTTCTTGTTTCTCGCATCATTAACTCTATCTAAGAAGTGTCTAGTAAATTCAACATCAATACCTATACTCTTATATAGTCTGTCTGCATACTTCTCAACACCATCCAAATCCTGTTTGGTAATCTGTTGTTCCGATAACGACTTGAATTGGTTGAAACTTTTCATCTTACTTTACCTTAGATAATGCAAAGTTAGCAATCTTCATAAACTCTGCCTTTTTACCATTAATCAATTTCGACATCTTATCTTGATTGGATTTGTTAACAAACCCGAATACTTGTGTGATTGCAGATGCAGTGTACAAGTCTACTTTCATAGAACCATCTTTAAATTTTATAGATTTGTTCTGTTTGTTTTTTACGATGTTCTTTAAAACATCCACGTTGTCTTCAGCAAGAAGATACTCGTGTTCTCTATTGAGAGTAGATTCCTGAACTCTTGCGGCAAGTCTAGATTGTTTTCTTATCTCTCTCTTTGCCTTCAGTTCAGTCATTCTAGTGTAAAACGCTCTAGCGGGTTTAGTTCTTGCGTCATATGGTTTCTTATCTTTTTTCTTTTTAACCACGACTGTTGAACTATCATCTCCTGTTCCTGCTACAGCAGTTCCAGTAGCATTCGCCGGAGCATCTTCACTCTTGATGCCCAACATTGGGTCATCATAAAACTTCTTCATTATATTATCGAAGTTAAGTGACATTATAGATCTCCTATGTCTAATTCCTTTATATCCTCAGAAGATATAAAAATCTTCTGTTTTGTTTTATTGTGGATTACAGCAAATACATCTACGCCTAGGATAGTGTCGGCTGGTGGTGTATCCTCAAATACTTCAACTTCATCTCCTGCGAGAGCGTCAAAGTCTTCATGCGAATCCTCATCTGTTACAATAACATCCTGTGTTAATGTATATATCCCCTTCGATAACTTACCATTATCAAGAGTAACTTCTTCTGCAATAGTATTATCTAGTACAATGTTATTTTCATTTAAGTACTTGATGAATTCTTTTTCGAATATTTGGGGGTCTGATACATGTTCAGAAAACGTATCTTTCAACAAAAATAGTGCTGCAGCATACGTCCCTACTCTGGAACGCAATCCTGGCACTTTCTGAAATATTTTCTTGATGTTAAACACAAGTTTGTGCAGTACAGTGTATGCACTTTGTTCGGTTTGTTTATACAGTTGTTTATCTGTTCTATGCCCATTCTTATCAATGATACCTAACTTAAAAGCATCAGTCTTATCAAATGGTGTAGTTAACAGTTTAACAAAACGGTAAGTGACAAACATATCTATTGCTCTGCCCATTATAGTTTCCTTAGAACTTCTTTGATACGATCATCTTCATGGATATTCGTAAGTTCTGCCTCTGTTAGCATTCCTAGAAAACTCATAAAGGTTTTCAGAGTTGGCCAATAGACAGGTTCTATCTTAAATATCAGTAAGGTAGCACCAGCATCAGTACCGAATATGTTACTAATGACAATCATGTGATTCAATATCAAGCGTTCCTTTAGTATACCACCTTCATGGTACTTCCTAAACAAACGCTTAAGATATTTGAATCGTTTCATATCATCTTCGAATTCGGGTTCACCTTCACACTGAGGATTGTTATAATGTCGCATTGCAAACATCCTAACATTCTCGTTAGTTATTTTTTCAAACATAATATGTTAAACCGATTTATACGATTTTGGTTCTGAGAAAATGTGTTCCGTTCATTACAGTGTGTTCAATCTCTAAAGAAAGACCACCTTCAACTTTATGTGAAATACCATCATCATTGATGTCATCACCATTTTCATCTTTACCGAACCGTCCGCCAAACTGTGACATTGGCATTGATACGTTACTACCCCCTTCGGCTAGAGCGACTTCACCAAAAGTCAATCCTAGTCTACTAAGACGTTCTCTAACTACACCTAAAGCATGTTCTGGGATCAGATATTCCATCTGTCCCATTGCACCTAGAAATGAGTTAATACGTTCAATAGTTTTGGGGTTAGCAATATCATTCGAAAACGTATCAACGTCTAATGGATAACCAGAATCCGTTGCTTTTTCTGTTACGAATTTGCTAAAGTTTTTCATTTCCATTTCTTCCTTTTCGAAGTTAATTCCTCAGAAGATTCTTCTACTGTCTCTTCTTCTACTGGTGAAGAAGCATTAGGATTAACTTTCAAAATTTCTTGAAGTGTTGTAGTGGAATCGTTTTGCATCTCTTCCCATGTTACAATCTTCTTTTTGATAGGTAATCCATTTGCGCCATATCGTTCAGCCATGATTATCTCCTTATGCTAAAGTAGCACCCATGTTTGATATGATAACCCAGTTACTATTTGTAAAAATTAAAGTAACTGTGTCGCCAACATCATTCAGAGTGATTGTTGAATAACCAGCAAGTGCAGCTGGTGTAATGACGGAATCTCCACCATCAGCCTTCATGGTGATGATTTTAATTTGTCCATTAGTACCGTTTGCCATTGAACCAGCATGTGCGCCACCAGCAGTTGTGGTGTCTACATGAGTGATTGATGCTGCAACAGAAATTGCTTCTGTGGTTGTATCGCATACATGTACTGTATCATCCAACGCAATATATGTTGGAATGTTATTGAAGAAGTTTGCAACTGTCAACTTTTTGTTTACAGGGTTGCCACTTGGGTCATCAATAACGTGTAATAGATCTTCTGCGGCAAGGCCGGCTCCAAGATCAGCTAGAGCAGTGATTTTCTTATCTGCCATTTTCTTTCTCCTTTTTAATTGTTAAAACCCTCAACTCAATACCTCAGTTATTGCGGCATTATTGTCTTGCGAGGGAATGCTACTGTCGGGACTCGACTCACCTAATAGGTTTAGGAAAACGTCACACTGTTGAATAGCACCGTTTAAGGCATTACCCTGCGAAGTCAACTGCACCTTCATTCTTTCCAATTCATTCAGACGACCTTGAATCTTCTCAAGATCGCCTGTTAGAACTGTTTTCGTACTTTCAATGTCACTGACACTTAGTGTCTTCTCATTATTTTTCATAATCTCCCCATACTCATATACTTATTTATACGTTTACTTAAGCGGTAACTGTACGAGTCTGAACGACTGCAACTGTAGTTGCCAAAGTAGCAGCAGTACCAGTAAGAGCACTTGACGCTTGTTGAGCAAGTCCTGTACCAGCCAATAAGATATCTGGAGCAGCTTCATAACCAGCACCAGTAGCGTTGACAGCAAGTGTCGCAACTGCAAGAGTTAGGTCGAATGTTGCACCTGAACCTGAACCATTAGTTGATGCCTGAGCAATACCAGTAACACCACCACCGATAGCAGAGTATACGCCTGGAGCAGCAGCCTTAACTGTTAGTCCAGTAATTACACCAGCAGTAACAGTAGCGACTGTAAATACAGCAGCAGTACCAGTACCAAAACCAGAAGCAACTGTGATTTCATCAGCAGCAGCGTAGTTTGCACCACCGTTACCACCAGCAGCAACATCAACTGAGAATACTTTCGCAACCAATGTGTTGACGGAACCAACAGTAATAGCTTGTACATTCGTATCAACTGAAGCAGTTGGGAATGTAGTTGAACCAGCAGTTGCAGTAGCAACTGTGATTGCACTTAGTTTGTCACCGTTTGTGGCAACAATAGTACCACCATTCAAACTCACTGCGGCAGAAGAACCACCACCAGATGTCAAGACATCAGTTGCAGAAACAGTTTGACTTGCTGCTGTGAATCTTAACTTCTGTGACGCTGTTCCACTTGCGTAGGATAGTGTGTAGTTACCGTTTCCATCAGTAGATTGGTTTCCGTTAGCAACTACCAGTTGAGGTGTTCCTGTAACAGTAACTTTCTCGTTGAAGTAAACGTCAACGGTAATAGTTCTAGAACCAGCGGCATAAGCGGTTTGTACAAAACGCACCTCTGTCACATCAGCTGCACCTAGCGCACCACTTAGTCCGCCAATAGCACAAATGACTTCTTCAAGTCCTTTACCATTTAATTGTGTCCAACCAGAAACGGTTGCGAACACGTTCGTTTTTTGTTGAGCAGTAAGCCATTTTGGTTTTGCTTCATCTGCATCAGTTGTTCCCCATAGGGCCATAGTCTTTCTCCTTTTAAAGATTTCTCTTCTATTTATCTAAATCCAATTCTCTTCAATTGAGAAATGGTGTTGTTGGGGGATGTATGATGAATCCCAATACCACCAGCACTCTCCCATTCCTTGATATTTTTGATATAATCATCAATCAAGATGTTAGGGCGATTACCAGTTTTGGCATATTCTTGTTTATCTGCTCTCTTAACGAGGTGAACTCTACCAGTAGGTTTGGCATTCTTCGCTAACCACGATTTCTTGCCTGGCCTACTATTACCATCATTACTAGAGTATGCAGATAAAATGTTTGCTTTATATCTATTAATAAACTTCCACATCTTTTCGCTGCCGGGCATCCAAGGTAAAGTATGCCAAAAGTCTTTCTTACCTCTTATCTCTTCCCAGCGTTGTTCTTTTTCAACCTTATCGAATTGTTTACCAGTAAGGGTCTTATACCCACCTAGTAAATCAACGATAACCATATCCATATCACAGTAAATGTCTGGCAACTCGCTTTCATTGATCTGTGTGAGTTCCACAAGACTTTTCATTGATTAGGAATTCCCTGACTTAACCGCAACATCAACTTTAGACAAAGGTTTGCCTGTCATCGTTGTTCCGTCCTTATCGTCTTTCTTTTTGTCCTTACCATCTTCGTCTTCTGGACTTACTTTGTCAGCAGCCTCTCCCCACATACGGGAAATTTCTGTGACATATCTTTCTTGCATAGACTTAGATATTGCTTTACGGCGTTTGTGAAGGAACTTATCAGAACTATCGACATCACCATCGTTATCGATGTCTTTGTCTTTACGGTCAGCAAACTTCTTCTTTACTGCTTTAGGTTGAACTGCGTCCAAACCTTCACCGTCATCAGACTTGTCGTTCTTGTTTGTTTCAGCAACATCCTTACCGTCATCGTCTTCGTCATCAACCTTCTTGCCTTTCTTCTTAGCAATAGCGGCTTTCAAAGCAGGAGGTAACTCCCCTTCGTTTACTTGTGGAAGTTTTAATTGTAATGCCTCAAGCACCGCTTCTTCAATACTTCCTGTTTTAGTCTCAAGATACTTGGACATTATTTTGACTCCTTATTGTTTAATTTGTTCATTAATTGTTGGGCCTTAGCAATTTGTAATTGCAGTGAGGCGATACGAGTTTTCTTAGAATCATCTCTATCTGATTCGACACCTTCCTTGATGTCAACAATTGAGACTGCCATATCACCAGTAGCCATTGTCACCTTATCATCTCTCTTGTAAAGATATCTCTTCACAGAAGCAGGTTTAAGTTTAGATACCATAGTAATCTTTTCTACTTTACCCTTGTTTACTACGTTCTTCGATTTAACTATATACTCTTGGTAATCTGTACCCTTTGCAATAGATGAATCGGATTTAATGTTAACAGTAGAACCCCTCTTTAGAGCATCAAAGATTTTGAGTAACTTAGGGTCATTCATCTTCATCTCATTAACAGACTCACTACGACTCATCATCATCTTTGCAAGTCCAAGTAGTCCATCAAGTGAATCCCCTTCAATCTTCTTCTGGATTGCTGGTTTAGACTTTGCACCAGTATGTGCAGTCACCACAGCACCAGCAGTAGTAAGGTCAACAGTAGTACTGCCAATCTTCTTTGCAGATTTAGTCTTTACAATGAGTTGCATAATCTGGAAGGGAGTTTGTTTCGCCTCTGCAAGATATGCCTCATGTTTAGCACCTTTGTTGTTAAACATACCTAGAGGGATAAAGGATTCTTCAAATTCTTCAGATACCTTTGCTGCTGAGTCCCCAACCTTTTTGCTAGGAGCGTTCATCAATTTACCACCTTTCTCTTTCGCAAGTTTCTTCATATCGTCTTTAGAACCTTTGGCGATATACTTTCCTTTAACTACAACACCATACATAGTGGAATTTGATATTGCCTCATCCAGTTCAACACTCTCTACTTCTTCTTTAGTCACTTTAAAGTAAGTTGAGGGTACTGTATTAAGCATCTCATCTCCCCATGCCTTAGCAGACTTCTTTAGTGCTTGTCCAGCATTTTGTGCCTTAACAGTTTTACTATCACCCTTCTTTACTTTATTTACAGTCTTTACAGCAGTGACAGTCCATGAGGAAAATGCTTCGTCCATTTCAACAGATTCTTTGTACATGTTCAACTCAAAGGAGTTGCCAGTGTTGTATACTTGTACTTGGATACCTTTACCATTCTTACCCTTTAATCGGTATGAATTTGTTTTACCATTCTTTGGTTTAGATGGGCCCATTGCAACCTTACTATCAATCTCTTCAGGGTCAATTTCGATTCCAAATTTCTTCTTTGCGTATTCATAAGAATGTTGCATAGCAGCAGAGAAGGTTTTGTGATACAAGTCATAAGACTTTGCCTCATCAAGTTCATCTAACGATTCGGTAATCTTATTCTTTGTAAAGAAAGCAATAACTTCTTCTGGTTTATCAAAAGACTTTTGTCCTTTAGTACCTTTAGTGGACATGAACCAAGCGTCTGCACCTTGATCAAAATCTCCACTAGAAATTATCTTACCCTTATATGTAACATACGAGAGGTCTTTACTTGTATCTTTGTAGAATACATAATCACCCTTTTTAGATAATACTTTCTTAGCTTCATCTAATGATTCAGTATCTTCAGTAACAAACTTAACTGGGAACAAAGCAGAACCACCAGTTTTGGGGTCAAGTTGCATTGCAAAAGAAGTACCCTTAATGACAGTCTTATAATCTTTATGAACCTTAGCATACTTTGCTTTAGTCATTTCGATTTGTCCTTTAGAGTTTAACTTAGCTTGCATCTCTTCTAAGTCAACAGACTCCTGTACTAATGCATTGATTGTTTTGAAATCAAGTTTCATTATCTTTGCAATTTCTTCTGGTGTCTTACCTTGCTTGACATGGTGATGAAGTTCTTTCATCCTACCTTCTTGCACATCCTCAGTTTCTTCATTTTTTGATTTTAAAACTGCGGCAACTTGAGGGTGGTCAGATAACCCCTTCTTAATCTTTTCGATAGCATCTACTGCACCTGTCATATTATGTCCAGCATAACGCTTGTCTGAAGCGATACCGATAGCCATCTTAATATCTCTTGGAGAGAACCCCTCACGAACAGTGGAAAGAGCTTCCATCATTGTATTTGTATATCTTGTCATTTTACTTTCCTTCCCGTATTTCTAATTTTAGAGAGTCTTCACTGTGAGACTCCGTTGAGTTTGATTCGATAAGACTATCTGTTTCACATACTATATGTTCCTTGAAGGAAATTACTGGTTGTGCTGGAGTCTTTCTTTGTCTATCTTTCCTGTTAGAGTCAGTACCCCATTCATTGGAGTCTTCCTTCTGTCCCTGCGATTGTTTCCACAAGTCTGCATCACCAGTAGTTCTTGTCTTACCACCTGTGATAAAAGAGTTCACCCTAGCCTCTGCCCACTGTTCTGGTGTAGTGCCTGGCCGATGTCCTGTCTTCCATGCATCCAAACCTCTATCATATACCTGTTTCAGAATACCGTAAGAGATTCCAGAGTCATCTGATTTCGAAACAAGTCCTTCAAGTTTCTCATCCAATTGGAATTCTTCTTGAGGTACACTACTTGGGACTTCCTCATCAAGTATCTGTTTGAATTTATTAGTATATTTAGAAGGTTCAACCTTTGCATCTACATCAACTGACTCGACTTGGTTTACATCTTCGTATTTTTTTGTATATGTTTTAGCTAAAATCCTTCCATCAACACCACTGAACGATCTTGCAATCTGTGTTGCATAGTATATTATGTCATGGGAAACGGCGTTCTCTTTTTTCTTTCTGTCAATTACTGTCTTGAGAACTTCTGATGCTTTGTCATATCCCTTTTTATTTGTAGTCTTTGACATAACTTGTTTAATGAGTTGTCCACTGGACATTTCATCAAGTTCATACAACCACTTCTTGTGAGTCGTTCCATCTTGTTCTGAGAACACAAGATAGTTAGTACCTCTACGAATAACCTTACCACTCACGCCACTGTATGATTCAGTAACAACATCTCCGATATTCAATATCTCACCACGGACATACATATCACGGATAACATCTTCTTCTGTCTGTTCAACTTGGTGTGTGATAAACGATTCACGAATACCCATATATTTACGAACATCTTTAAACAAAGTCAACCCTTGGCCGAAACCACTGGGAAGTCCATTCTTAAAAGAATCGTAATTATCTGACGCTGCGGCAGAACGCATCTTAGATGCAGACATTCCAGCAACACCCTCAGCATCTGGGTCACGTTCACCAGCAGAGATTACTTTAATGTCATCGAACCCATAGTATCCGTGTCTACCATCTACATCGTTATACTTGTTCAGTAATGTTTGGAACTCTACTACACGGTCAGAACCAACAACCATCACTATTGATCTATGTCCCTTATTGTATAGGGAAACTGCAATCTCAAATACCTGTCGTGCCTTATCGACAACAATGTTCCTTGCATGTTTTGGGAACATCTTCTTCATGTATGCTACCTTCTTTACATAAGGTAGAGGGTCTTTCTTTGGATTTTCAGAGTGAGATGCAAAAACGTAATAAGGAGAACCACCATTCTTTGCAGCCTGTTTTAAAACTGCATCTAATAATTTCTCATGGCCACTGGTGGGTGGATTGAATCTACCGAATGTAAACACACAAGTGTTACTACGAGCTTCATTAAGGTCTTTAAAACTTCTCATTGTTCTTTTCTCAATTCTTTTACCTTTTGTAGTCTTAGCAATTCTGCCTTTCTCAATGATACCATCAACTTCTTTGCAATCTTCTTTACAGCAGCACCCTTAGTCTTCATAATTCTATTGTCAAGTACCTGTCTCTGCATCAGAGATAGATTTGCATATTCGTTGGGGTCTAGTCCAGCAAACTTTTTAATAATAACCTGTTTCGCCTGTTTATTTGCACGTTGAACAATCTTTGCCTCAGGCGCCTTCTTTAACTTGTTCCTTGCAACCTTCGCTTTAAACACAGAAGACTTTGCCATTCTCTTCATTCG